ACATAACTTTAACCCAGAGAAATCCCAGAATCCCTTTGCGTATTTCACTCAGATTATTCATTACGCTTTTCTGCGTCGTATTCAGCGAGAGAAAAGACAGTTAGAAATCAAGAACAAGATCATCGAACGGTCTGGTTACAGTGAGGTGTTTGACGACAACAACACTCTTGACGGATCCAACTACAGCGACTATAATAGTATCAAAGATGCAGTGCATTCTAAACTACGTTATTGATGAAAATTGCAATAATCACGGACCAACACTTTGGTGCTCGTAAAAACTCCAAACTGTTTCACGATTATTTTCTAAAGTTCTACGACGAAGTATTCTTTCCTACTTTAGAGAAAGAAGGTATCACTACGATTGTTGATATGGGTGATACCTTCGACAATAGAACTGGTATTAATTTTGCTGCTCTTGCATGGGCAAAGGATAATTACTACGATAGACTCCAGAAGATGGGAGTTAAAGTTCATACTATCGTTGGTAATCACACAGCATATTATAAAAACACTAACACAATTAATGCAGTTGATCTTCTTCTGCGTGAGTATGATAATGTAGAAGTTTATTCTGCACCGGAAGAAGTAAAGTTAGACAAACTCAAAGTTCTTTTTATACCCTGGATTAATCAAGAAAATGAAGCAGATACTTTTAAGATTATTGAAAAGACAACTTGCAAGTGCGCGATGGGGCACCTTGAGCTCCAAGGATTTAGAGTTAATCGACAGATCGTCATGGAGCATGGTATGGAGTGCTCACTATTTGAGAAGTTCAGTCATGTCTTCTCCGGTCACTATCACACTAGATCAACAGATGGTAAAATCTCATACCTAGGAAATCCATATGAGATGTTCTGGAGTGATGTCAATGATACTCGCGGATTTCATATCTTTGACACAGAAACTTTAGAAAGAACACCAGTCAATAATCCTCATAAAATGTTTTACAACATTTACTATGAGGATACGCCACATCAAACGTTTGATACTAGAGAATACGAAAACAAAATTGTAAAGGTAGTTGTTCGTAAGAAGACTGATACTAAGAATTTTGAAAAGTTTATAGACAAACTTTATTCTTCAGGCATTGCTGAATTGAAGGTTGTTGAAAACTTTGACTTTAGTGGATGGTATGATAAGGAAATTGACCTGGTTGAATCTGAGGACACGATGTCAATCCTGAATAGATATATTGAAGAAGCAGAAGTTCCTCTTGACAAATCTTTGATTCAAAAAATTATGAATGAAGTTTATCAGGAAGCATGTGAGTTGGTGTAATGTATATCTTAACGATCTACGGTAAAGAAACAGAAGGAGCATATTCTGTAAAAGATGATGAGGGAGAACAAATATTATATTTGTTTGAAGAAGAAGACGACGCGACAAGATATGCTATGATGCTTGAAGATGATGGTAGTCCAGACATGCACATTATCGAAGTAGAAGATGAAATAATGATCAAAACTTGTGAGATGCATGACTATAATTATGCAGTGATCACAAAAAACGACCTTGTAATTCCTCCAGACGCTAGTCATGATTTTGTTTGAAAAGATTCGTTGGAAAAACTTTTTATCAACGGGCAATCAATTTACTGAATTTTCACTTAATGAAAACTCTACCAATTTGATTATTGGTACAAACGGTGCAGGTAAGTCAACTGTGTTGGATGCTTTGACGTTTTCTTTGTTTGGTAAACCTTTCCGTAAGATAAACAAACCTCAACTCATTAACTCTGTGAATGAGAAGGATTGTAAGGTAGAGGTTGAATTTACAATTGGTGATACTAATTGGAAAGTGGTTCGTGGAATTAAACCTGCTGTCTTTGAGATCTATAGGAACGGTTCTGTAATGGATCAGTTTGCTGCTGCTTTAGATCAACAAAAATGGTTAGAACAGAGTGTCTTGAAGATGAACTACAAGTCATTTACCCAGATTGTAATTTTGGGTAGCAGCACTTTTGTTCCTTTTATGCAACTTCCTGCAAACAGTAGGAGAGAAGTAATTGAAGATTTGTTGGATATTAAAATCTTTTCTTCCATGAATAGTATTCTTAAAGATAAGATTCGTATGGTGAAAGAAGATATTAAAGTCCTTGATTTGAAGAAAGAGTCTTTGACTGACAAAGTTCAAATGCAAGAAAATTTTATTGAGGAGTTGGAGAATCAAGCAGCACAAAATATTGAAAGTAAGAAGAAGAAAGTAACTGAACTTCTTACTGAAACAGATTTGTATATGAAGCAAAATGCTGTAACAGAAGAAAATATTTTTAGTCACACTAAAGATCAAGAATACACTACGGGTGCTACAGATAAACTTCGTAAACTTGGTAATTTAAAAGGAAAGATTTCCCAAAAAGTATCCACCATCACTAAGGAACATAAATTTTTCACAGAGAATACGGTTTGTCCTACATGTGATCAAGATATTGAAGAGACCTTTAGAATAAATAGGATTAACGACGCTCAAACTAAAGCAAAAGAGTTGCAATCTGGTTATAAAGAACTGGAGGAGGCAATTAAAGGAGAAGAAGAGCGAGAGCGTCAATTCACTACTCTATCAAAGGAGATCTCAAAACTCAATAATGATATTTCTCAGAACAATGCTAGGATTTCTGGATGCCAAAGACAAATCAGAGATCTGGAATCGGAAGTTCAAAACCTTACCGATCAACTTGCAAACAGAAATACTGAACATGAAAAGTTAGAGACCTTTAAGAATAATCTAAAAACTACATACGACGAGTTATTTTCAAAGAAGGACACGATTAGCTATTACGATTTTTCGTATAGTCTACTTAAAGACGGTGGAGTAAAATCCAAAATCATTAAGAAGTATCTTCCTCTGATTAATCAGCAGGTGAACCGTTATCTACAGATGATGGACTTCTATATTAACTTCACACTTGATGAGGAGTTTAACGAAACCGTTCAGTCTCCAATACATGAAGATTTTTCTTATGCTTCTTTCAGCGAGGGAGAGAAGATGAGAATCGATCTATCACTCTTGTTTACCTGGAGAGAGGTAGCAAGGATGAAAAACTCTGTCAATACTAATCTATTGATTATGGATGAAGTGTTTGATAGTTCTCTTGATGGGTTTGGAACAGAAGAGTTCCTTAAGATTATTAAATATGTTGTGAAAGATGCAAACATCTTTATTATCTCTCACAAGACTGGTCTGGAAGATCGATTTGATAATGTGATGAGATTTGAAAAAGTTAAAGGATTTAGTAGGATGGTATCATGAAAGTCTTAGTTACAGGTCATAATGGTTTTATTGGTCGTAATGTTTTTCAAGATTGGCAACAGACTTTAGGTTTTGTAAATGTTGATGGTATTGACTACCCTGATGATATTGGAGACTTCTCTGGTGGTAATTATGATCTCGTCATTCATCTTGCAGCATATGCTGATATTAGAGAAAGTTTAAAAGAACCAAAACTTTATTATGAGAACAACGTAATCAAGGCAAAGAAGTTGTTTGAGTGGTGTAGAAAGACAAACACAAGACTTCTGTATGCCTCTTCAAGCGCAGTAGAAGAAGATTACTGGGAGAATCCATATGCTATGACTAAATGGATTAATGAAGTCATGGCTCCCCCAAATTCAGTTGGTATGAGGTTTACAACAGTATATGGTCCTAACAGTCGTTCTAACATGATGTATAGGATGCTTGAAGATAAGACTGCAAAGTATGTCACGAACCACAAGCGTGATTGGATTCATGTCAACGATGTATGCCGTGCTATTCACTACTTGGCATCATCTAGTATTACTGGTCCGGTGACAATTGGAACAGGTAAGTCAGTGTCTGTTAAGAAACTTGCTGAGGTAATGAATATGGGTCACTTGCCTCTTGTAGAGGATACTCCTGGTGAAAGAATGGACAATCAAGCAGATATTTCAAGACTTAAGAGTATAGGATGGTTTCCCACTGTAGATATTTTTGATACTGTCTAATGCCAGTCTATCGTCATACTATTAGAAATTTTCCTGATCCTGAAAAAAAGTTTCTGTTTATTCATATACCAAGAACTGCAGGAAGATTTTTTACTGAAAATATCAAACTTAATAATTTCGAGTTGGAGAGTCAGTTTATTTGGAAAAGTATTGATGGTATTGAACCTGCACACTTTCATAAAGAGTTGTATGAAAAACACTTTGATGTCTCTGATATTCCTCACATTACAGTTGTAAGAAATCCCATCGATAGATTTATATCAACCTCTATTTTTCTTACAAGAATGTATGGTGATGATATCCAAGAAGTTATGGAAGACCCTATGATGTTTGGTATGATGCTTGAGAACTTTCCACTTACTGAAGGTGCGAATTGGTTTAGACCACAAATGGATTTTATTTCATCTCAAACAAACATCTGGAAACTAGAGTGGGGATTTAATGATGACTTTGAAAAATGGATGAGTGATACACTTGATGTGGAATTTGTGATGAAAGATGTGCCATATAAAAAACTGTCTACTAATGAAACCAAAAAATTAGTAAAGACTGATAGACTGATCGACAATATTAAACAACTTTATGTAAAAGACTTTGAAGTTTTATATCCAGATGATTAATTTAACAAAAACTTCATTAAGTTAGCATACGAACACTAAATAATAACAGAATTGGAGAAATGGATGAATTAAACTCCCTATATTATTTTATTCATGAGGAGGAGATCATGCACAATCTAGTATCATTTAATCAATTAGCAGACTGGACTAGAAGTCTTAAAAAACTTAGTCATACTCTAGAAACTACAATAGAGGAGAGCGATCAAATCAACGATTACTACGAATGTTTAATCGATTGTAGCGACAATCAGGCAACATGTAAACGAATTTGCAGAACAATTCTAACCTGACCGAGACCAACCAATTGGAGAACTGTCACCTAATACCCCCGCCATAAGGTGGGGGTTTGGTATTATAGGGATATCGACAGAAAACGCATGACTGTTAAGCACGAAATCAAATCTCAACTCGCTAAACTTCTTGCCACTGAAGATTTGATTGTGGAGCACAAGCAATGTGAAACTGCCTGCTTTAACGTTCACACCCGTGTCTTGACTCTTCCTATGTGGGAAAAGGCAAGCAACACTGTATACGATCTTCTGGTGGGACATGAAGTTGGTCATGCACTCTTCACCCCTGATGAGAACTGGTTGGAGAAGGTAGCAGTTCCTCCTCAGTTTGTGAATGTGGTGGAGGATGTTAGAATTGAAAAGATGATGAAGCGCAAATATGCTGGACTAGCAAAAACTTTCTACCATGGTTACAAGGAATTACAAGAAGAGGACTTTTTCTCTATATCTGACAGCGATGTTGCTGATCTTAATCTTGCTGATCGTGCAAATCTATACTTTAAGATTGGTAATTTTGTAGAGTGTTGCTTCAAAACACCTGAAGAAAAAACAATCATTCAAAAAATTTCTGAGACAGAAACGTTTGATGATGTATTGAGAGTTGCTGAAGAATTGTATTTGTACTGTAAGAAGATACAAGATGAAGACGTAAAGAAACCCGATAATCAAACAGAGAATCAGCAACCTACATCAGAGATGATTGATGAAGATGCAAAAGATAAACTTAAGGATGAATCTGACGATAAAGTAGAGGAGTCTCAAGAACCTATTTCTTCTAATCAAGATTTTCAGTCGGATGTAAAAGATGATCTAAAAATAGAAACTGCTGATTCTCTCAGCGACAATATTAAAGATCTTATTAATCAGCACTCAAGTGAAACTGTTTATCTTGAAGTTCCAAAGGTCAATCTTGACACGGTGATTGCTAGTAACACTGATGTTCATGATTACATCAATTGGTGGTGGTCTCGTTATGATCAGTTTGAAACTCCTGTCTTTGAAAATCCAGATCAGGAGTTTGTTAAATTTAAACGTAATGCACAGAAAGAAGTTAATTATCTAGTGAAAGAGTTTGAGTGTCGCAAGGCAGCAGACTCATATGCCCGTGCATCAACTGCTCGCACTGGCGTCCTTGATACCTCTAATCTTCATACTTACAAATACAATGAAGACCTGTTCAAGAAAGTTACTGTTCTTCCTGATGGTAAGAACCATGGTCTAGTATTTGTTCTTGACTGGTCTGGATCAATGTCTAATGTGATGACTGATACTTGCAAGCAATTGTTTAATCTTGTTTGGTTCTGTAAAAAGGTTAACATTCCTTTTGAAGTTTATGCATTTACTAATGAGTGGAACCGTAATTATGTTGGTAAAAATGGAGAGGATGTCGCTGCAAATCTTACTCCTCATTTTGAAAAGAGAGAAGGTTTATTTGTTGTTGAACATGACTTCTCTCTTATGAATATTCTTTCCAGTAAAGTATCTGGTAAAGAAATGGAAAGGCAGATGCTTAGTATTTGGCGACTTGCTTATTCTTTTGGACGTTCATATGCAACCTCATATGCTTGGCCTGATCGTCTCAGTCTTTCAGGAACTCCATTAAACGAATCTCTTGTTTGTCTTCATCAAATTCTTCCAAAATTTCAGCGTGATAATAAACTGCAAAAAATTCAATGTATTGTATTGACTGATGGTGAGGCAAATGCTCTTGCACAATATAAGGAAATCAAACGCTACTGGGAGAGTGATTGTGAACCTTTTCTTGGACATAAACGTATTGATCCAAGCAATACTATTCTACGTGATCGTAAACTTGGAACAACATATAAGATGGGATATTCATATCATGAGTTTACTAACGTGATGCTGCGTAATCTTAAGGACAAGTTCACTGATGTAAACTTTATCGGTATGCGTGTTCTTGCATCTCGTGATGTTGGAAATTTTATTCGTATTCATAATAATCCTGGTGAAGATGAATTTGACCGTATCCAAAAAGATTGGAAGAAAGAAAAAAGTTTTTGTATTAAAAACTCTGGATATGATGCATACTTTGGTTTGTCTTCAAATTCTCTGTCTCAAGATTCGGAGTTTGAAGTTGATGAAGGTGCTAGCAAAGCAAAGATTAAGAGTGCTTTTGTCAAATCATTGAAAGTCAAAAAACTAAATAAGAAAGTATTAGGCGAGTTTATTTCTTTGGTGGCATGAGTAAAAATCAGTTACCAGAGTGGAAGGTTAGAGCATTACAAGATCCTTCTGTAAATGATAAACAAGCACGAATTATAATGGATGGACCAAAGCGTCTAACCGATGCGTGGTTTCTCCAAGCGATGAAGTTCAAATATGGACGATCTGGAGACTGACCACTAGGGGGTTTCACAATTCCCTTTTTCGTTTATAATAACTTCAGTTAAAACAAACCAAATGTCCCTCTCACCTGAGTTCATTCGCACTTCCCTTCAGGGATTGTATGGTGAGTCTGTTGCTGCTGCTGATATTCGTGCCTGGTGTGCTATGAATGGTGCGAACTATCAAACTGTCACTAACAAACTTACAGATTACAAAATTAGTCGTGGTAAGTGGAATCTTGAAGTAACAAAAGAGACAGTGGAAGAACTGGAAGTAACATATAGTGCTCCTGCTGCGATTCCAGCAATTGAACAAAACCTTATTCCTGTAAAAGATGATACCTTCGTCAGCTTTGGTAACTTCGTTGATATTAAAAAAATTATTAAGTCCGATTTATTTTATCCAACATTTATTACAGGATTGTCCGGTAATGGAAAGACTTTCTCGGTTGAACAAGCGTGCGCTCAATTGGGTCGGGAACTCATCCGAGTCAACATCACAGTAGAGACTGATGAGGATGATCTCATTGGCGGTTTCCGTCTTATTAATGGTGAAACCGTTTGGCACAATGGACCAGTCATTGAAGCATTGCAGCGTGGTGCCGTGTTGCTTCTTGACGAAATCGACCTTGCCTCAAACAAAATCCTCTGCCTCCAATCTATTCTTGAGGGTAAAGGAGTTTTTCTCAAGAAAATCGGAAAGTTCATCACCCCTGCCGATGGATTCCAAGTATTTGCTACGGCAAACACTAAAGGTAAAGGATCCGAGGACGGGCGATTTATTGGAACTAACGTGCTTAACGAGGCGTTCCTTGAGAGATTCCCCGTAACTTTTGAGCAAGAGTATCCTAACCCTACACAAGAAATCAAGATTCTTGAAAATGTTGCTCGCGATCTAAAGGTGGTTGCTCCTGACTTCTGTAAGCGTCTTGCTGACTGGGCTGACATCATCCGTAAGACTTTCTATGATGGTGGTATTGAAGAGGTTATCAGCACTCGCCGTTTGGTTCATATCATCCGTGCTTACAGTATCTTCGCTGACAAGGCAAAGGCAATTGCTGTCTGTGTTAATCGTTTTGATGATGAAACCAAGCAAGCATTCTTGGAACTGTATGACAAGGTTGATGCAGATTTTCAAATGCCAATTGACGCGGAGGTTCAATCCTGATATAATATGACTAACGCATGGTCCTTTCTATTTGACGAATTAAATATGTCCAATCAAAATTATTGGGAAGAGGACGGATTCAGTATTGTGGGTAATCCCGGCACTGCATCCCCAGATATTATTAACTTTGGTGGTTCTCATCTTCCAGGTGGTATTGGTGATGATCATATCACATTTACTACAGATGTTCCTAATGCTAAAACTTCTAACAGTATCAAGAAGTATAGTGAAGATGAAATTATCAAAGAACTAAAAGATTACATCACCAGAACATATGATCAGCATTATTCTGCTGGTGATGATAAGATTCAAACTCTTGATCTTATTGAAGCTTGTGGTGATGGCGAGGCATTCTGTCGTAGCAACATCCTCAAGTATGCGTCACGATACGATAAGAAGGGCACTGCCCGTCGTGACATTATGAAAATTTTGCATTATGCTGTGCTCCTAATGCATTTCAATGACAAGAATGCACAACGTGAAACTTACCCTCAGTGATGAAAACTCGACCCCCTATGAAACTCTCTGACAAGACCATCTCTGTTTTGAAGAACTTTTCTTCAATCAATCAGTCTATCTTATTTAAAGAGGGTAATAAACTTCGCACTATTAGTGTGATGAAAAATATCCTCGCAGAAGCAACAGTATCTGAAGACTTTTCTAAAGACTTTGGGATCTATGATCTCAATCAGTTTCTTAATGGTATGAGTCTACATTCTAGTCCCGAACTTGACTTTGCTAATGATGGTTATGTTGTTATTCGCGAAGGCAAAATGCGCTCCAAGTATTTTTTCGCAGATCCAAATGTAATCGTCACCCCTCCAGAAAAAGACATTTCTCTTCCTAGTGAAGATGTTTGTTTTGAACTAAGCACGGAGCAACTGGACAAACTACTAAAAGCAGCTGCGGTTTATCAACTTCCTGACATTTCTGCTGTCGGTGAAGCAGGTGTAGTTAAACTGGTTGTTCGTGATAAGAAGAATAACACTTCTAATGACTTTTCTGTTGTAGTTGGTGAGACTGATGGGCAGTTCTCATTCAACTTTAAAGTTGAGAATATTAAGATCCTTCCTGGAACTTATGAAGTGGTTGTGTCTCAAAAACTTTTGTCACGATTTGCCTCCAAGAATCACGATCTAACTTATTATATTGCTCTAGAACCTGATTCAACATTCGGATGAATATCTTTGTGACCTCTCCCAGTCCTTGGGAGTCTGCCAGGGTTCTCCCTGACAAACATATTGTCAAAATGCCATTAGAGACATGTCAGATGCTTGCTATTGTATGCTCTGACAAATGGGGTCATAACTTCGGCACTCTTCCTAGAGCAGATGGTTCTCCCTATGCTACTGAGAAGGGTGCTTTTCGTAATCACCCTTGTACTATTTGGGCGAATGAGTTTGTGACTAACTGGCAGTGGTTGCTTGCTCATGGACTTGCTATGTGTGATGAGTACACTGCTCGTTATGGTAAAGTCCACACCTGCCAGAAGACGCTTCTAGCAGCAAAGGAGATACTTCCTACCGCAGACCCACAAGGTCGCAGTGGTAAGGATACAACACCCTTTGTCTTTGCAGGACCTGATGAGTTCAAGTATGATACAAGCATTGATATTTTCACTGCTTACAAGATGTATATCTCATCTAAACCATGGGTGAAGGATAATTACCTTCGTATCCCAAACCGTAAACCTGACTGGGTATAATGAAACACATTCTCTTTACTTTGAAAGGTTGTCCTTTTGATTTGCTTGATGACAAAGAGTTTGTAAGAATGGTTTTGTTTAGAGCATCAAAAGAATGTAAATCAACATTGCTTGATTTAACAGTACATAAGTTTGAACCGCAAGGTGTGACTGGAATTGCTATGCTTGCTGAAAGTCATCTCAGTATTCATACTTGGCCAGAGAACGGTATGGCAGTTTGTGATGTTTTTACTTGTGGGGATACTGCTATACCTGAAAAAGGTGTAGAATATATGAAAGAACAATTGAAGGCAACTGATATTGTGTCTAATGAATTTGTTCGACCTTTAGAATGAAAACTACTTTAACAGTTGATGAAAATGGGATCCTAACTTTCCCCGATGAACTTATGAAAGAAACTGGTTGGAAGGAAGGAGATATGCTAGAATGGATTCCCAATGATGATGGTTCGTTTATTTTGGTGAAAAAAGAACATGCGTGATGAATTTCTTTGGGTTGAGAAGTACCGACCCAAAACTATTGAAGAATGTATTTTACCACCAAGTATTAAGAAGACTTTTCAAGACTTCCTAGATAAAG